GCAAGAGTTAATGTATTATGGAGGTATTTAATGATATTTTCACAAGTAACATTGCAAGTTGAAACGACTGTTAAGAAGAAGAACGGTGCAGAAGCTAATGTTATAAAGCCTATCGTTTTACCAGCAGTTAAACAGAGAATTAATCAGTCAAGACTTGATGAGTTTTCTATGATTGGTTTAGGTAAAAACGTAAGATATGAGCTTAACGGAATCGGAGAAATGGAAGACTTAATTTTCAACTATTTCTTAGACGAAAAAGGCGAAACTTTCAAGCGGACAACATGGGAAAGAAACCCTAAGAATAACAAGGTGATTTTAGAGGGGGTCGTGAGCAACGGGATATGAAAGATTATAAATTTTATAAAAATGATTATTTAGTATTTTCTGACGGTAGAGTTTATAGTTTTAAAAGTCATTATGTTCAATTTGGGGACGAGGTAAGTAATGGAATTTGATTCTTATATAGATTGGTACAACAATTTGCTTACAATGCCTTTAAATGACGTTATTTTAGGCGTTAAGGACACGATAGAAGACAAGACGGTATATTTATCACTTAGTGACTCAAAGGTACTTAAAATGGATAATACGAGCTTTGTCATGGGTTACTATTATCAAGTTGTTTTATCTGTTAAAGATGTTGACGATGAACTTGTAGGACTAGTCGGAAATGTTTTGCAAAATGGTTGGAATATGACAAACTGGTCAGAGAATAGCCATTTGTACAATTATACTGGAACTGTTTATTTACCTTGTGGTGCAGGCGGTCAAGCATGGCAATGAATTTACTTAATACAGCAAGCATAGCTAAAGAAATGCAAACTAAAGTAACAGAACGCATGGGCGATTGGTTTGAAGCAGAGTTTAAAGCTAAGGCAAATGCTGCAGCCCGAAGGACTAGACTAATCAGAAGCCACGGTCACACCTATACTTATGCTAGATATCAAAATACTGGTCAATTGGCAGGAAACTTAAAACAAGTTAAAAAATGCGATAAAGTAGTAGTTAATGCAGGTACTAGAGCTAATTATACTAGTGGTTATCATGGTATGTATTTCTTGGTTGAAAAAAAAGGTATACAAGACGTTAAAACAACATTGAAAAAAGGCGCTAATTATGCTAATTCAATGAAATTATAAAAGTAGAAAGTGGCTTAATTACATTTGATTGAAATTAACAATAATGGTATTTTTAAATGAGTTTAGATAATTTTAGAAATAGAACGATTTTGTGGGACACAGTCAACAAAGACTTTCCCCAGCCAATACAAATAATGCAAGGCGATGTCAATGCTAGAACGTTATTAATTAAAATAGTTGATAACGGAACTGAAATTGATTTAACTGGTCATTCATTAAAACTTGCATATCAATATACTAATAGTAGTAATTCTGGTTTTGTTATGATTCCTCCTAAGAACTTAGCTAAAGGAGAGTTTATTTTGGTAATTCCTACTGAAATGACAACAACTGGAGTTATCGAGGCAAATTTAATTCTTCTCAACGAAAGTTTAGAGCAAGTTATCGTCAGTAAAAGTCTTACATTTATATCAGATAATTCCACAGTTACAAATTTAGCTCAAGAAGTAAATAATAAGATTGATGATTTTACAAAATTATTATTGGAAAATATGCCACAAGTGTTGCGCAGTGAGTTGAATGACTTACATGCTCAAACTGAATCAAACAAGAGCAATGTTGAGCTTAAAGCAAATTTAGCTGATATGACGAGCTTACAAAGTGCAATGACAGAGCTTAAAAATGAAGTAGAAGCATTTGGTATTAGTCCTGAAAATTTAGTTACTATAAAATCGCTATTAGACGCAATCGCAAGTAACGCCAGTGAATCTGAAGTAGTTGAACTAATAAATTCAGTAAAGGTTTTAACAAGTAATATTTCTCTAATGAGCAATGGAGATTACTCTCCTAAAGCTAATCAAACTGATTTAGAAAGTTTACGGCATACTGTTAATAATCAATCAGCAACCATTTCAGCAAAAGCCAATCAAACGGATTTAGACAACTTACAAGCTACTGTTGATAAACAAGGTGTTGCAATTTCAACAAAAGCTGAACAATCAGAGTTATCAATCACAAATAAAAATGTAACAACTGCCCAAGAAACAGCAAATAAAGCTGAAAGTGAAGCCAAAAATGCAATGGCAAAGGCTACCGAAGCACAAGCGAACAGTTTACCACTTAATGGAAAAGCTGTTAGTGCAATTAAACTGGAAACACCTAGAAAACTCCAAGTAAATCTTCAATCCTCATCATTTCAATACTTTGACGGGACTGCTGACGCAACTAATATTGGAGTTTCAGGGGTGCTTCCTATTGCACATGGAGGTACATCAACAAGTGACGGAGTTATAAATACAACAGCTTATGCCAACAGCGCAGACGGTACGGACGGTTTCACGACTGTTTATCCGAATTTGAATTTATTTCTTGATTCTCAGAACCAATTAAAAAGCGGGGCGTGGTATACGGCAAACACAGCCTGGACGCCGGAATGGGGAACTTATCTGGGGTCAAGAATATATCGTACTCCACACGAATGGGATAATGTCAGATATAGCTATAAAGACCTATTAGACCGCGGTGTCATTAACACCACAGACGATTTTACCTATTCTGTTTACTTTAGAGTAGTTGGAGAAGACCCCGCAGGTATGTCATATTCCTCTATCAAATTTATATCAGAAGCCACTACAAAAAACGGGGATACAGTTGCGCAACTAACCAGCTTAAAAGAAGGTCAGTGGACACGAATAGTAGTTACTTTTAAGTTTAATGGCGCTAAATATAACCCAGCCTACCCATGGGCCACTACTCTACGTGTAGAAGCGACAGCACCGACAAGAGTAAAGGGTGCGTACTATGAGTTTGCAGCGCCCAAGCTTGAGCGAGGTAGTATTGCAACTCCATACATGCCAGCAGCTGGCGAAGTCACAATAAATGACTATCCGAAGTATGTAGGGTTTAGTAATAGCATTAAACCTAATAAGAAAAGTTCTGATTACAACTGGTTACCAATGGGATTAGTATCGATTGATAGTGCTACCGGATTGCTTAAACCTGCGGTTATAGGTATAGATTGCGCTCAAGCTCACCCAGTTGGCTCGGTAGTCTCAAATACTTCAAGTTCATCATCAGGATATTCTACAGGCAAATGGGAAAATATCGGTCCAGCAGTGATTGGTTCAACAACAATATATTATTGGAAACGTACTGCATAAAAAAATAAAAAGGAAAATAAAAAATGAAATTAGATTATAACTCACGTGAGATTTTCTTTGGTAATGAAGCTCTAATCGTAGCTGATATGGCTAAGGGGAGCAACGGGAAACCAGAGTTCACTAACCATAAAATTGTAACTGGTTTAGTATCAGTTGGCGAAATGGAAGACCAAGCGGAAACTAATAGCTATCCAGCTGATGACGTACCAGACCATGGAGTTAAAAAAGGCGCTACCTTACTTCAAGGCGAAATGGTATTCATTCAAACAGACCAAGCGCTTAAAGAAGACATTTTAGGTCAACAAAGAACAGAAAACGGCTTGGGTTGGTCTCCTACTGGTGATTGGAAAACGAAATGCGTTCAGTATCTTATTAAGGGGCGCAAACGTGATAAAGTTACAGGAGAGTTTATTGACGGTTACCGTGTAGTCGTTTATCCAAATTTGAGACCAACAGCAGAAGCTACAAAAGAATCAGAAACAGATTCAGTTGACGGTGTAGACCCTATCCAATGGACTTTGGCAGTACAAGCGACTGAATCTGATATTTATTTAAATGAAGGTAAAAAAGTTCCTGCTATTGAATATGAAATTTGGGGAGACCAAGCAAAAGACTTTGCTAAGAAAATGGAAAGCGGACTGTTCATTATGCAACCTGATACAGTTCTAGCTGGTGCTGTTACACTTGTAGCTCCTGTTATTCCTAATGTAACTACTGCTACAAAGGGACACAATGACGGAACAATCGTAGTGCCTGACACTTTGAAAGATTCTAAAGGTCACGATGTAAAAGTAACATCAGTGATTAAGGACGCAAATGGAAAAGTAGAAACCAACGGACAACTTGCGCCCGGTGTCCATATCGTAACGTTCTCCGCTGACGGTTATAAAGATGTTACCGCAGGAGTTTCAGTAACTGACCATTCATAAGACTAAAAATTAATTAAGTAAAGGAATATAAAATAAAATGGCAAAACAATTGAGTACAGCACGTAAATTTAAAATGATTACAGGTAAAGACCTTTTTCAACAACAAAAAGCAATGGATACAGAGCTTAAAAAAGAAGACGGAGAAATTACTGACCTAATGGAGTTCGTTCAATATGGTCTATACTTGGCTCTTTTTCAAGATAACATTGTAAAAGCTAAAAGTGACTTCTCTGACTTCCGTTCTAACTTTGAGTTCGATACTGCCGGTAAAGGACTTAAAGAACTGGTCGAACTGTGGCAGAAAGAAATTTAATGAGCTGAAAGGACTGTAAATGATTTTAAAACATGCAATTAGATACTTAGAACTAACTGGTTCAGACTTTATTACAGATTTGAAAGACTTTGCAGACCTACAAAATTCTTTTGTCGCTGGATATATTCCTGATGACTTTACAGAGCAAATGGAGAGCTTTACAGACAAGTTGTTGATACTTTGGGTAGATTGTAACGGAGGACTGCAAAACGCACTAGACGACAAAACAGAGCTTCCTACGACTAACGAGTTAATTAACATCTTCTGTAAAACTGTTTTTATTAAAGAAAAAGAGGAAACGGAAGACGATATGGTCTTCTTTTCTTCTAGTTCATTGATTAAGAAAAAGAAAGATACTGTAAAGGAAAATAAAACTTTAGAACTTTTGACTGTTTTAGGCAATAACGAAATTGATATAACACAGTTCATGGAAATGGAATTGGAACTTGTTTATAAAATAATTGAACTTATTGCAGAGAAGAAAAAAGAGGAAAAAGAAAAAGAGAAAAGGCGTAAAAGAAAGGGTATGTAATGGCAAGTAATGCAAAGTTTGAGGTCGAGATATATGGCAATGTCACGAAGTTCGAGAACTCACTTAAAGGTGTCAATACCGCAATGTCAGGGCTTAGAGGAGAAGCTAAAAACTTACGCGAAGCTCTAAAACTTGACCCAGCAAATCCAAAAAAAATGGAACAATTGCAGAAGAATTTACAAGCGCAGTTGGCCTTATCACGTGACAAAGCAACAAAATTAAAAGAAGAGCTTGCTACTGTAGATAAAAGCACGCCAGCAGGTCAAAAAAAATGGTTACAGCTTACTAGAGATTTAGGCACAGCAGAAACACAAGCTAATAGGCTAGAGAGCGAAATTAAGCAAGTCGAGGGCGCTATTAAATCAGGTTCTTGGAACATTGAAGCTAAAATGGATACCAAGGGTGTAAATAGCGGAATTGACGGCATGAAGTCACGTTTTAGCAGTCTTAGAGAAATTGCGGTTGGTGCATTCAGGCAAATTGGTGCAAGTGCTGTTAGTGCTGTCGGTAATGGCTTAAAAGGCTGGGTATCTGACGCAATGGATACTCAAAAAGCCATGATTTCATTGCAAAATACAATGAAGTTCAAAGGCAATGGACAAGACTTTGACTATGTAAGCAAATCTATGCAGAATCTTGCTAAAGATACAAATGCAAATACTGAAGATACTATTAAACTTTCAACGACCTTTATTGGTTTAGGAGATACTGCTAAATCAGCAGTTAGTAAAACGGAAGCATTAGTAAAAGCTAACCAAGCATTTGGTGGTACTGGCGAACAATTAAAAGGTGTAGTTCAGGCTTACGGTCAGATGTCAGCAAGTGGTAAAGTCACAGCTGAAAATATCAATCAGCTAACAGATAATAACACAGCTCTTGGTTCAGCTCTTAAATCAACCGTTATGGAAATGAACCCAGCTTTAAAACAGTATAGCTCGTTTGCAGAAGCTAGTGAAGAAGGTGCAATATCTGTTGAAATGTTAGACGAAGCTATGCAAAAGCTCGGTAAAGCAGGTGGTGGGGGAGTAACTACCATAAGCGACGCTTGGGATAGTTTTAACGAAACATTATCGCTTGCATTACTTCCTACGCTTGACGCTTTAACTCCTATCATTAGTGCTTTGATTGATAAAATGGCAGGTTGGGGCGAAAGTGCTGGTAAATCTGTATCAAATGTAGTTAAGTATTTCCAAGACTTGTTTCAAAAACTGCAAGAAAATGCAGCCACTTTAGCCTTTTTAGAGGCTTGGGATAATATAAAAAGCGCATTTGATTCCATAGTTTCTATTATAGCTAATGTCATAAATTCATTTCTTGGAATAAATACAGAAACAACAAAAAACGCAACAAGTATAGATAACGTAGCAAAGAGCATAGCTGTATTTGCTGGTAAATTTTCAGAAGTTACGAAAAAAATAGCTGATTTTCTTAAAAAAATTAGTGAAAGTAAAAGCGCAATGGATAATATAAAGGTAGCTTTAGTTGCTTTGGCTAGTGCATTCGTTGCTTTGAAAGTTATTAATGGAATCATTAAGGCTTTCGAGATATATAATAACATAGTTAGAATTGGAACAGCTATACAAAAAGGTTTCAATGCTATAATGGCTATAAATCCATTCGTAGCTCTTGGTATAGCTATCGCAGCTATTGTTGCTGGTTTAGTTTATTTCTTCACTCAAACCGAAACAGGTAAAAAGGTTTGGGCTAGTTTTGTGGACTTCTTATCGCAGTCAATTGAAGCTATTAAACAGTTCTTTACTGGTTTAGGTACTTGGTTTAGTGAGTTATGGACTTCCACAGTCGAGGGTACAAAAACCATATGGAACGGAATAACAGAATTTTTTAGTGGCTTATGGAATGGAATAGTGACGATTATAACTAATGTTTTCGCTACAATAGCTAGTGCAGTAACAGGCGCTTATAACTGGTTCGTCACAACTTTCCAACCATTAATTAGTTTTTATCAATCTATATTTAACCTAATAGGATCAATTATTAATGTAGCTTTTCAACTTATCTTGGCTATTATTCGCGGTGCTTACCAATTAGTCATTGGTGCATGGAAAGGCCTATCAGGTTTCTTTGGTGGAATATTTAACGCTGTTAGTTCAGTAGTTTCGTCAGTATTTAGTGCGATCGGAAGTTTTGCTTCTAGTGCTTGGGGAGTAGTTCGCTCAATATGGAGTGCAGCAGCTGGTTTCTTTAGTGGCATATTCAACGCTGTTCGTGGTGTAGTAAGTGGAGTATTCAGTTCTCTTGGTGGCTTTGCTTCTAACGCATGGTCAAGGATTTCAGGTGTATTTAGCGGAGTCGCTAGCTTCTTTAGTGGAGTGTTCAATGGTGCTAGAAATGCAGTTAGTGGAGCATTCAGCGCCTTTGCTGGGTTCGCTTCTAATGCTTATAATGCAATAATAGGAGTATTCAGTGGGCTTGGTAGTTTCTTTAGCGGACTATTCGGCGGGATCAGTAGCACGATAAACAGCGTTCTAGGTGGTGTAACAAATACAATTAACAATATATCAGGAGCTATTAATGGTATCGCTGGTAAACTTGGCGGACTATTCAAAGGCTCTATGGTAGTGGGCTTAACAGATGTTAATTTATCTTCTAGCGGTTACGGTTTGAGTACGAACAGCGTATCAAGCGACAATAGAACATATAACACATTCAACGTGCAAGGCGGTGCTGGTCAAGATGTTTCTAACTTAGCGCGTGCAATCAGACGAGAATTTGAACTAGGGAGAGCTTAATGGTAAGACAGTACAAAATACACACCAACTTAGATGGAGCAGGTGATAAAGTTTGGGACGTTACAAATGGAAAAGTTAGATTTTATCAGCCCTCTAATTTAGGGTTACAATCAACTAATAATATTTGGCAAAGTAACGGTGTCGGAGTAATGGGAACACGCTCAATTACTCAACCTCAAATAGAGTTTAAGCTAGAAACGTTTGGAGAAAGTTTAGAAGAAAACTATCAACTAATGAAAGACTTCATAAACGATATTCTTAACCAAAGATTTGTTACACTTGAATATCAAACAGAGATTTTTCAGGTGTATGCCGATTTAGCTTTAGCAGATGTCACAAAGACAGAAGGATATGGCAAAAACGGAACTTTTAGCGAAAAAATAACTTTTGATATAATTACAAAGTGGTACACTTACGAAAACTTAACTTTTGAAAAAATTCAAAACGGTAAAGTCATCGCCGGTAAATCTAAAATTTATGGTGGAACAGCACCAGGACACTATAAGTATGTCAAAGGAATTTCTTACACTTATTATGGAGAAACAAATATAGAACGATTAAGTCGCTGGGACATAAAAGATGAAATATTTAGTTTTATGGGGATATTATATCCGCAACTTCCTAAAACACCTACTGGAGTTAGGTTTTTAGATGATATTGGAAACGAATATACTGCAATTGTGTTTAAGACGGAACAGGTACAGGATTATATTTTAATCAATACAGATGTAAATGATGAAATTTATCAAGGCTGGAACGGAACGACTTCATTAAATTTGTTCCCTGTAATGGACTTCGAGAGATACAGAACTCGTATAATTAAAAAAGGCCAAATGGAGCTAATCAATTTAACTAAGGCAGAATTTAAAATCAAGAGAAAGGCGGACTTCGTTTAATGTTGGAAGCTAACGTTTATGATAACTTTAACCCTAACTATTATAATATATCTGATTTTACTCTTCCTAACGGCAAAAAAGACAAAAGAGGTCTACCAATACCAAAGGCAAGATGCCAAGTTATTAACTATGAATTGTGGGAAACAGGCTACCTCTACACTTCATCAGCTACTTTGACCGTTTCGGTAGAAGTTGGCGATATTGTTCAAATTCTCTTTCCTGAAGTTGTTCCAATTGAGGAAGCTCTAGGTAAAAAGAAAAATCTGAATTTAGATATGGTTTACCTTGTGACAGATGTAGATGAAAGTAATAAAGCTACGTTAAAGAACTATTTTTGGGCAATGATTGAAAGCCTAGATGTTCCGAACGCAATAACTAAAACTAAAACGACAAACTCCGCTATCATTGACTATTTGATTGACCCTAATAAGAATGATTTAATGAGTTATGGCTACTTTTTCAATTCAAGTATCTTTGCTGGAAAGGCTACAATCAACCGTAAAGCAGAAACTTCATCAGCTACTGACGTAGCAAAAAGGATATTTTCCAAGGTTCAATTCCAACCAACTACAACCATTCAGCATGCTTCATCTGAAACAGACCCCAGGAACTTGTTATTTATTAATTTTGCTTCAAGGAACTGGAATAGAAAAAGAATCACAACAAGGGTGGATGTTAAGCAAAATGTGGCAATGGACACGGAAACAATAGTAGAACGTTCAGCTCATAATTTTGCTGTCGTATTCATTAAAAACAAAGCAACTGGCGATTACACAGACGCTCCTAAAATGTATACAGCAAAAAATAACGGAGATGTTGTAGATTATATTACTTATCATGGAGACGGAACAGACTTGCCAGATGTAAGGACAGCAAAAACATTGTTTTATGATAGAGATGACCATGGAAACCCTCCTGATATGTCTACTATTAAAGCTGAAATTTCACCCTCCACGATCGTCACAAGGTTAATCTTTAATCAAAATGAACTATTGCCTTTGTATGTTAATGACTTGGTTGATATATGGTACGAAGGTAAACTGTATTCAGGTTACATAGCAGACAGAGTTAAAACCGAGTTCAATGATAGACTTATTTTTGTAGAAAGTGGAGACAAACCGAATGTTATATGAGTATGTAGCCACTTATGGCGACAAATATAGAATAGATAGCTTTAAAGGGTATAGAGAGCTTCGCAAAGACCACTTAGAACTATTGTCAGGTAAAGTATACTATAATAGCAAAAACACGCTTAGAATCGAAACTACACTCTTGTATGAAGTTGGTCAATTTGTATCAATTGGTGGTTATCCGTATGGCGGTAGAAAATTTAGATTATTAGAGCTATCAATTACTGATAACCCAGTTTTGGATAAAGCAAAGATAATTTCAAGAAAGGTCAAAAATGACAATTAAAAACTTTACATTTTTCAGTCCAAATGGAACAGAGTTTCCAGTAGGTTCAAATAATGACGCTAAACTCTACATGATGTTATCAGGAATGGACTACACAACGTTCAGGCGTACCGACTGGAGTTCTCCTGTTAATACAGCCTTAAACGTTCAATATGTTAATACTTCTTTCATTGTGGCTGGTCGTTACTTTGAATTGATTAATGAGACCGTAGCCCTTAAGGCTGACTCATTAAACTATATTCACATTAATATTGATTTGACGAAAACGACAGAACCGGTTAGCGTATCTTGCGAAACAGCAGATAACAGTAATACAATTGACTTGAACAATGATTCTGGGGTTTATAAACGTGTCGTAGACATCATTACAACTAATGGTCTAGGAGTGACGAACCGTGTAACGCCTACTCAAAAAACAACCGTAGGAGATTTAACTTCTAGCAAAATTATAACAAGAGATTTAGAATTTACTGGAAACTTAAAAACTCCAGCAAAAAGAATTCTTTTTTCTGGTGCTTCGTTGTTACTTGACGGAGATGTTGTCAATGTTTCTAAAAATATATCAGACTGTGCTAATGGTTGGATTATTCACTTCACAGAGTTTAAATCACATATGAACGGAAATACAAGAAACTCACTTAATCAGTGGTTCTTTATTCCTAAAGAATCAGTACAGTTAGCTGATGTAGGACATTCTTTCGCTCTTGCTAATTCTACTGGCGGTGCTGTAACTAAATTTGCATATTTGCAAGGTAATCGAATCACAGGTCATGGGGTAAACAATAACACATCTTCAAAACAATTCGCACTACAACACGTATTGGAATATTGATAAATATAATTTAGAAAGCAAACAAAAATGGTAACTAGAATGATTTTAATAACTATCTTAATTTTGGCGATTTTATTCGCTACGTGGGTCAAAGATAGAGAAGCGATGAACCCACCTTTCAAACGTAGACTTGTGATTGATTTGACGGTAGTCTTCGCGCTATGGATTTTATATGCAGTCTTTTACTTTACACAAACACCCTCAACTTCTGATATCGCTAAAACAGTGATTAACGTAGGCTTGTTGTACTTCGTAGGACAATTTATTTACTTAATCGCAAAAATTAGCCCTATGTTTGACGGTTTGGTTAAACTTATGAAAAAGAATGGTGTAAATATTCCTGAAGCGGAAGAAGAACAAACGGAGGATAAAAAAGAATGAATATAACTAACGCTGGTGTACGTGGTTATAATCCTACTGGGGTTGTAATTCATAATGACGCTGGTTCAAACGGTGCTAAAACTAGTTTTTATGATAGTTGGTTACCTAATCATGATCCAGAAGAGGGCTTTGCTCATGTATATATTGCTTCTGACGGACGATTGCAGGCTTCAGACTTCTCTAATATGGCATACCATTGTGCTAACTCATACGGTAATGCAAATTATGCCAGTTGGGAAGTATGCCAATCAGAGGGCGATTTAAATCAGTTCTTGAGGAATGAACAAGCGGTACTAGATGACGTAGCTAAGTATATGAAACAATGGGGACTAACTCCTAATCGTGATACTGTGAAGCTACATCAGGAGTTATCATCTACTTCATGTCCTAGACGTTCCGTAGAGGTACATGGTGGCACGGTGGAAAGTTGTCGCTCATACTTTATCGCAGAACTAAATAAGCGCCTTACAGGGCAAACTAGCACAATAGTAAACAATACACAAACAAATACAGAATTAGAGGACGATGATTTAATGAAATTTACATATCAAGTTAATACAAAAGACGGAAAACCAGCTGGCGGAGTATCCTACTTCAATGGAACAAAAGTAATTGGCTTCACTAATGCCGACCAATGGACTATCGTTAAACAAATTTATAAAGATACGACAGGGAAAGACCTTAAGCATTACGTTTGGAATGAGGGAGCGCCTTGGCACTTACGTTTCTTACAAGCCAATAACATCAAAGTTGAAATGGCACCGAACAAATAAAAAAGAGCCTCACTTAATTGTGGGGCTTTATTTTGTAAATGAAGATATCTTACTTTCTATGGTTCAATTGCTTACCTGATTAATTGCTTCAATAATGTTATTGCCAGCATTTATTAGAATTTCATCACTTACAGTTACATTCTTTCTTGAAAATAGTTCGTTCTCAATCTTCATAAAGTGCATTGCTTTAGCTAAAAATTGAGCAGATGATTCATAGTATAATGTTTCCAGTTCATCATCTGAAAGCTGCGTTAAGTCATCATTATCAAAAGTTGTAAGTTTTCGCTTAATCTCTTTGCCTTCATCATTTTCTTCTATATAAAAACGTTTCATCTATTCATTCCTCTAATTTCAAATTTTTCAATAATATACCGTTTAGAACCAAGCTCAAAGCTGACTAGATAATTATTGAAATGGTCATTCTTGTTCAAGTCATTCGCAATCTTTCGTGCTGTTTGCTGTGGATATTTTGAACTATTAATCTCACTCGTATAATTGTGTAATATTATCTCATTGCCTCCCTTTGCATTTTGCGCTTTAGTCGTTGCTTATACAGATATTCTTTACTTGGCTTTAAGCTATATAATAACTCATCTAATAAGTCCATGGCTTCTCCGACTGTTCCTGAATTATTCATCTTTTTAAGTGTAAGCTCGTGCATTTCATCATCATTGAAAAACATAGTAAGATAAGGGAATGCTACGGTATGCGGTAAACTCAAGCGTGATTTAGTTACATGTAACTTAGGCCGTGTACCTGTTTCATCTTTAATTTTTAACTCAAGTTGGTTGATTCCGATTCCTCGTTCTTTCAGTACGCTAGTAATTCTTTCATATAATTCTTTGTTTGTCATTATGCTATAACCTCAATTATTTCTGTATGCTTTTTAACTTCATATCTTTGTTCTTCTGGAAGCAATTCATTCCATTTTAAAGCCTCTTTTTTGTCATAAAACTTACGTGTTTTGATTTCTTTTTCCAATATCCAAGATACTGTGTAGTATGTGAATTCGTCTTTCATTATCCAATTACTCCTGTCTTAATATTTAGTCTTTGCTGGCTTGATAAGTGATATAAATTACACCACTTACAGTGATAAGTTCTAACCGGTATTTTATCATTTTTGTTTTTCTTGCTCTTTTTAGCATGTTGGGCACTTACTATTGAATATAAAGCGCCCATTTTTGTGTATTTACGCTTCTTGCACATATTATTCACTAGCTTTCTTAATCATTGCTTGCTTATAACCCATAGTAGTTCCTTCAAACGTATCACTTTGGATTTCTCCTTGTTTAATAAACCCTTTTTGTTCTAATCGAATTACTTGTTTTGTTAATCCTTTTAATGTAAATGCTGATGCTACTTTAATTTTGTCCTTAGGTTTTCTGTTAAATAATTTCATTTATTTTTTCACCAAAACTTTCTATTTTCGTGTCTTCGTAATTAATTATCAAAAACATTCCATTCATTTATCGTAAATAATTCAAAGCCATTTAGCTTACTTTGCTTTTCAATTTCCACTTGGTTTCTATCTAGGTCTGTCAGCAGTTCAATTACAGGTCTACCATTATCAAGCCACCTGATGACTGTATTAGCTTTAAGACCGAAATACTTAGCACATTGAGCCTTACAGCTGAAGTGTAGTTCTTCTTCCGTTGTAGGGTTATAAGCTACTACCTTTATAGCTTTTTGCGTTGCCACTGTTTAACCTCCTTTCTATAAGACTATAATAACAAAAAAAGTCAATGCTGTCAAACATTAACCCTTTTTAATTATTTTATTCCTTCCCAGCGTTCAAAATCATCAGCTAGTTCTTGTATAAAGCCCATAATGTCGTCAGTAGTATACTCTGTAAGCTCATTCTCGTTACTTAAGTTAGCAAGTTCTCCTGCATAGTCTAAAGCCTTGTTACGGTCTTTGTCGTAGCTTTCACCCTCTTTCTTGCCAGCTCTCACTAGATACTTCAATACCTGCATTGTATACCAACCTGCAAGCTCTTCGTAGTTAAAATTATGTTTCAAGTATTCGTTAAGTTCCATACCGTATTTATTAGCATAGTGCTTATTTTCTTTAAAATTCATTAGATGTTACCTCCAAGCCATGCAATAAGCAACGTCGCAAGCATACCTATCCAAGTGATAGCGATAAGTGTAAAGCCGACGCCTGCAACTATCATTAAAGTTTTTACTGTATCTTTCATTTTGTTCTCCTCTATTTATAATTACATTCTATCAAATTGCTTTTCCTTTGTCAAATATTAACTCCCCTTAACCATAAATAATTTCTCACATTTATCATTTCTTGTTCCACCTTGAACAGTTCTATGTGCTTTATCAAAAGAATAAACAACTTCAAAACGTTCATCTGAAATCGAATAACTTGAAATTATAACGATGTTATTTTTAGCCATTTCAAATGCCCAGTCGTAAAACTCTTGACTATCAAATGAATTTATATAACTATCTTGGTTGGTTCCTTCATAAGGTGGATCAAGATATAATATAGCTCCAGAAACTTCACTAAAATCATGATAACTTTTATTCGTTGCTTTTATTTTATTTACTTTTTGAAGTCGTTCAAAATGTTGAAGCCGTGGAAGTTGTTCAAGTTGTTTATGTATTTCTTGCTTAGCGTTAAACCAATCCCAGTCCAGTCCAGAAGTAACTTTCTTATATGTTTCTGTTTGTTTATAACCACTAAAAACGTCATGCTTTTCAATAATTTCTTTAGCTAGATTATATTTCAAATCTGAAATTTCTTTAGAATATAAATAATCTCTCTTTTTATTACCAAAAGAGTTGACTAGTAACTTCAAAAAGTCATCTGTTGTCTTGTTCTCTTTCGCTTTAATCTCGAAGAACTCCTCACGTGAAATAATTAGCGTTTTAATCCACTCACGGTCTTTAGAGATAACTCGTTCAAATGCATTGGTTATATCCTTGTCTAAGTCATTGTAATACACTTCTAAACCATTTAAAATACACTCGGCTGTAATTGCTCCGCCTCCTCCGAAAATGTCATAAATCGGTTTAGTTGTGCCAAAATTCTGTTTGATGATTTCAATTATCTTCTTGCTTATCTTTTTCTTACTTCCTTGATACGGTAGCCCGATTGGTTTACCTTTTCTGATTTTCTTCTCGTCTAAATTAAGCATTATTTATTGTCTTTCTAATTTGATATGTTTTTAACCATAAACAACTTTTCATTTTTCCCTTTGCTGTTTTCTCCACCTTGTAAAGTGCTACGTGCTTCATCAAAAGAATATACAGATTCAAAGCGTTCGTCTGAAATCGAATAACTTGAAATTATAACGATGTTATTTTTAGCCATTTCAAATGCCCAGTCGTAAAACTCTTGACTATCGAATGAATTGATATAACCTTTTTGGTTACTTCCTTCATAAGGAGGGTCAAGATATAAGATAGCACCAGAAACTTTGCTAAAATCATGATAACTTTTATTCGTTGCTTTTATTTTATTTAATTGCTGGAGTTGTTCAAGTTGTCCAAGTCGTTCAAGTTGTTGAAGTCGTTTATCATTTTCTTGTTTCGCATTATAAGTAGCCTTCTTGTATGTTTCTGTCTGTTTATAACCATTAAAAACGTCATGATTTTCTATAATTTCTTTAGCTAGATTATATTTTAAGTCTGAAATTTCTTCAGAACATAAGTATGATTTCTTATCATTCCCAAAAGAGTTGACTAGCAACTTCAAAAAGTCGTCTGTTGTCTTGTTTTCTTTATCCTTAATCTCGAAGAACTCCGCATGTGAAACAATAAGGGTTTTTATCCATTCGCGGTCTTGCGAAATAACTCGTTCAAAAGCGTTAGTTATATCCTTGTCTAAGTCATTATAATGGACCTCCAAGCCATTTAAAATACATTCGGCTGTAATTGCTCCGCCTCCTCCGAAGATGTCGTATATCGGCTTGTCTGTTCCAAAGTTCTGTTTGATAATCTCAATTATCTTCTTGCTTATCTTTTTCTTACTTCCTTGATATGGTAATCCGATTGGTCTGCCTTTTCTGATTTTCTTCTCGTCTAACTTAAGCATTAAAATTCCTTGTCTTTCTAGTTTGATATAATTTATTCCAGTTTTCTATAAGTTCCAGCAACTTAGGTTCATCATATTCAGTAAATAGTTCAATCTGCGATGTAAACCAGCAATGTAAACAGCGATCGCAACTATAACAGATGTTTGTATACCCCCTGCAACCTTTGCAAACTCCTAAGCCATTACTTGTTGGGGTATCGAAGCAATGGCAATACCTTTCGTCGTTAAAGTATTTACTCATCTATTTGCTTCCTTTCGTTCTAATCAAGTCAACTAATGCAAAAAAAGAATATAATCCAATTCCGACTAGTGCTATTATAATAACTTTACCAATTACTGATTCAATACTCATTTATTTCTCCTTTATTCTATATACTATTATAAGCTATTTTCTTTTAATTATCAAGCGAAAATTCACATAAACAACTAATAAAATAATTGTTATTATAAATAGCAGTGGGATAAATACAGTTACTGCAAACCAAATAATAGATACTAAAGTGTAGATCATGATTTTAAGTATTAATTTACCTGTTTTAGTTTCTTGAAAAGTTATACCCTCATCTAATGATGAATCATCTTCTGTTGAATTACCGTAAAATATTTTGTCTTCATTTACTTCGTACTGGTTTCTACAATAATCACATTTACCATTAGTGAAATTTGAAGCCCCGCAGGTTACGCATTGTTTTAATTCCATTGTTATTACCTCTTTCATTTATTGAAATCAGTATACCAAAAAAACTCTAAGCTGTAAAGCCTAAAGTCTTATATGATGTTATTGTTATTTTAATTTATTCTTGAACCAAATAATTCTTTCCTTAAACCAAGCCTCAACTCCTTCAGGACGTAGCCATTTGCCTTGTTTAACTCCGTTCTTTTCCATGAACTCAATCACTTTATCAGGTGTTTCAAGTTCGCTAAATAAGCTAGGTTTAACAGCGTTAAATTTACTAAACATTTCAAGTGTTTCGATGTAGCTATCTTTCAAAAGTTCCGTGTCAAGCAATTTTTGGGCTTTTTCAGCACGTTTAGCAAGTCGAACGTTAGCTTGTTCCAGTTGTTCCTTTTGTCGCTGTAAGCTCAAATTATGGTTAATGTAAGCAATTTGCTGCGCATGTCGTCCAAGTTTTCCCTGCGTGTTAAGCTCAATCAGTTTAGCCATTCCCTCGTCAAGAATTTCATCAGGAACAAGATTATATTTGTATTTCTTATTTGTGTTTCGTACGTAGTTGTCAAGCGTTTGTTTGATTTTAAGTTTTTTGTGTAGCTCTCTTAATGTTGTCATAATACTCCCTCATATATTTTACCAAACTTTAAAGCGTTAATTTTCACTAAATGCTTCAAGTCTGATATAAATTGCTGTTCTTCGTCAAAGTCAAATGGCATTGATACGTTTTCCTTGATCCAAGTGAAAGCTCCGTCAAAGTCTTGTCTTAGTAAGCTCATCTTATCCACGATGTCAATGATTTGCTCTCTCTCTTCTGCTGTGTACATAAAACCAACTTTCTAGAAAGGAAGTTCTGATTCATCAACTTCAATCGGTTTAGAACCACCAAATAAGTCTTGTTTAGCTTGTGCTTGCTTTCCATTATCATTAGAGATAAATACTTTTTCAATAGTGGGGAAAACAAAGTTGTAATTTACGTATTCGCCTGATTCCTTAGCTTGTACACGACCGCTGATCGTTACTGTGTCTCCTAATTGAATGAAGTCAGGCAAGAAAGCCGAACCGTATGCGACTTTTACGTTAGATCCCTTTTCTTTTTCAAACAATGGAACAGAAATAATTTTCTTGTCGCCTTTTGCTGTGCTTACTGTACGTGTATTTTTTTCGTTCGCTTGTGCTGTTACTGTGATGATTGCCATTTTTTATTTTCCTTTTTCTGCTTCTTGCTGTGCTAACCAAATCGTCATGATGTCGGTAATTTCTTTTTTAGTCTTATTTTTCAAGCTGTCAATATTTTGGTATCCTAGTTGTTCAGCTCGTTTGATAAGTGGTTGAATCTCTCTAAGACGTTGCTTTTCAGCTTCAAGTTCTTTCTGTTCTTCTGTCAAGTCAGGCAAGTCTTCATTTGCATAGATGTATAATCCTAATCCATGACGAGCGATTGCCTTAACTAGTCCACGCTGAATGGCTTTATTTACGTCCATTGAAGTCAGTTTTTCAACTGGGATAGATTGGTTACGATAGTCCATTACAGGTAGATATTCAATGTGTTCTAGGCCCTCAATAGTCATACCAACCTTAACCCAAGCTGTACGACCGTCTGTGTGGTAGTTTAACCCTTGTTCGTTTTCATAAACTTTACTGTTAGCTTCAGGATAAACTTTTTTTACTTCTGCCCAAGCGAACGCCCAACTCAGATAGTCAAGATTATTCTTTTTACTCTTTTTATCATTAACATTAATAACGCTTAATTTTTCGTATACGCTCATTTTCTCCTCCATTTATATTTTCCTGCACTTTTTCTTTTTCTCTTCCTGCTTTGTATCTGAAAGCTCATAAAAGTTAGCTTTTTCTTTTTTCAGTTCTTCAGTAACTTTTTTCACAACTTCCTCAAGCTGTTTTTCATCAAATTTAATGTTAATTGTTTCCATTTTCTCCTCTTTCTATGATGAATACGTCGCCTTGTCTTGTAATTTCGATATTATATTTAAGCATAGGTAGGATCCAACCTTCGTCCCAATAGTTCCACAAGTCATTTATTAAGCCATACAGGCACTCGTCAGGCCCTGCCCTATACTTTGTCTCGTTCATTTCTTCGAGCTCTTTAGACAGCTTCCTGACGGCTCTGGCATAGTGTTTACTAGCTTTTTCTCTGGCTTTTAAACTTTTGTAATTGCTTTTCATAAATGAACTTTCTAATATCTTCTTTTTGCTGCTTTTCCTCTTTATCAGACCAGCCAACCTTTTGGCCTTTTCGCTTGCCACTTTGATAAACTCGCCTGTTATCATCAGGAAAGCCATTTTTCTCAAAGTACATTCGAGCATATTCAAAATAATTCAAGCTGTTGATGTACTGCTGACTTCCCTTTTTGTGATAATTGAGAGTCCTTAATCGTCTTTCAGCTAGTGATTCAAAAGATGTTATCATACTTCTTCTTTATAGAAACCTAAGTCTTCAAGTGCAACATATTCCTTGCTGTTTTTTTCTACTTCTTTCGCTCGTTCAATACTAGTTGTTAATTGTGATTGTACGCCAGTATAATATAAACGGTTCAATCCGCTAACATCAGAAAAATTATGAAACTTAAATTTAGGTTCAATTACTTCATAACCATTAATAATGGCATTTAACATTTTTTCTTTTTCATCAAGAGTAAAAGGTGTCTTAACTCCAAGTTCGTAAACTTCTCCTATTCCATCTCTAAGAAAACTGTCCCAACCCCAACTAGAAATATAATAAAATGCTAGGCTTTTATCATTAAAAGTTTTAATAAATCTGTCTTGTTCTTGCGTTAATTTAACTACCATTTGTTAGTTCTCCTTTATTTCTATATATACTATTATACCAAAATTATTTATTATTGTAAAGTATTAGATGATGTTTTTCATTTATTTCTACTTTTAATTGCAATGCCCTAATCAATGCACGTTTAGAATAATCATTTTCGCAAGCTGTATGCAACTTTTTAGACTGTCTTACTAGAAATTCAGCACGGCCAAGCCATACTTTGAAAAGTTCATCATTGTGCCATTCTGCTTTTATCATCTCTTCTAATGCACGATATAACCAGCCATACACTTCAGCGTGTAAATTAATAGCTTTGTTTTCATAATTAATCATTTTCTGTTACCTTTCCTTGTTCTTTAGCTAAGTCTAAGAAAGCCTGTGCCGATTCTTTCGTCGTTTCGATTGGAGTTTCAGCCTTTACTTTTTCAACTAGTTCGCTATCTGGTTCTTTTTTTGATTTATTGACGCAAGTAAATACTGAATCAACATAAGAAAAGTTTAAATCATCATCAAACTGGTAACCACGCGCTTTGACTGACAACTTAGAGAAGTCGTTATGCTTGCCACGTTTAGGGCTTAGCATTAACATAAACTCTGCCCAAGCTGTAAGAGTAGAACCACCTAAGGCGTCACTAGGCTTTACCATATATGCTTTATCGTCCATTGAGTTTGCATAAGCTGATTTGTTTGCATGAGCTACCAGTAAGAAAGTTACATCTTGAAAGAGTAGCTTCAAGCGTGTAATTCTTCTAAGCATTGGTTCGAAGTCTTTACCGTAGATAATATCGCCATTTCTTAGCATTGTCATAAGGTTGTCTAAAATAACGAACTTGATATCATTTTCTTTGATGTACTCATACAATAAATTCATGTGGTGCGAATCATCAAGCATAAACTCGCCACCTGTTAAGAAATGTAAGTCTTCTGGCGCATTATCTTTATTTCTAAGCCTTTTGTTTAACTCTCTGTCTGTGTCCTCGTTGTCTATGTATAGCGTCTTACTACGCTTTGTATCATAACCAAAAAAAGGCAACCCTTGCGACACCATTAAAGCCATGTGCATTGCTAGAGAGCTTTTAAACGACTTAAACGGTGCTACAAGTATTCCAGCTTGTGAACTAGGCATTAACGTATCAATAAGCCAGTCATCTTTTAAATTTATTAAGTCTTCACGCTCTTTTAAGTGCTTGGCTGTCTGTACTTTATCAAATATGTTAGTCATTTATTTCTCCTTTAGTATATAATAGCAAAAAAGACTTGAAAAGTCAAGCCTTAATTCCATTTCTTTCTTTTATGAATTTGTCTATACTATCTTGATTTAATCGTTTAGATATTTTTATTAGATTAGCTTTAGCCATTTCGCTTTTATTCTTTTTATTTTTCTTTCTTTCATCACTAGCTTTTTGTTTGCATTTACGGCATTTTGAATAACTTATACCACTTGCTTTTCTAATTTGCTGACACTTAATACATTTATGTTTCATTTTTTGTTTCTCCTTTTCTTATACCATAGTATTAAATTCTATTATGTGCTACTTTTTTACATAGCCCTTAGCCCTTATCGTGTCGTATAATCCCAGCAAGTTAAAAGAAAAGAAACTTAATTTCAAAACTTTTCCATAAATAACTCTGTCAGACTTCTACGCGTCACGGAGTGTTTCTGTTCACCGACACTCATGGAACTCATAATCTTTTATTTCATGCTACGCTCTAGGCTATTTGTAAAGTAATCACATATTTCAATTGAGTCAAGGTTTTAAGCAACTATCCTGACCCTCAAGCGTAAGATTATGAATGACTTTCGATATTTTCAACTTTATTCAATATTGAATTCTCTATTTACATTAGTTACAAGTCATTCAGCAACTAACTATTCAATTACATAGATAATAATAACATAGACATTTTCACTTGTCAAATATTAGATACTTATATTTTAACATATCACATTTTACACTTTGAGTTATCCTGTGTTATGTAAATTATTCTAATCCCTCTAATTCTCCTTTCTTGATGATAAATTAATTATATACTTTTATTTTAGACTTGTCAAGAATAATAATATTGTTCGGAAATAACTATTGTTTTTATACTTGTACATATTTATTTACATTTATTGTTCGGTTTTAGCTATTGTTTAATGTGCAAAAAAAACGTAGTAGAATATATTAACCTTTAATTTTGTACACTAATAATTATTTTTCCGTACATTTTATTTTTCTTGTTTTCTTAAACATTTCATAATTCCAGTACAAGATAAAAAGATTATCAAACACTCCGGAATTCCTTTAGAAATCTTACAAACAATAAGCTAATTGTGCTTACTGATACCATACTTTACAAACAGGACACTCAATGTACTTACATTCTGCCACTTCTAGTCAAATTGCGGTTAAGCGTAAAACAAAAGCCCTAAGGGGCTAATTTCTTTTTTTTAATATAATTTATTTATTTTCCCCTAAATCAAAATGTATTGCTGGCTGATTGTTCCATAGTTCTAATGTTTCCTTATCTACTTCTGGCTGATTCATATATTCTCTGTTCATTCTAGCTCTTGTATTAGCTACTTTAAGTTTAATACGTTTCTTGTATTCTTGCTGTCGTAAGTACATTAAATATTTATCTCTAGCCATAGTTACCTCCTATAAAGATTATAACACAAAATACCTACAAAGTCAAGCATAGCTTACATAACACAGGATAACACTATTCCAAAAAGTGCGTATGCTATAATAAGTATATCAAGTTAAGAGAGGAAAGCAAATGACAGAAGAACAGCTATTATTCAAGCAAGAAACATTGTCAGAAGTTGACTTTAACGAGTTCTTACTTAACGCTGTTGAATGTGGTTTGATTAATCTTGATACAGCTTTAATTTTTAAGGGAGAATAAAGAAATGAATAAAGAGCATATTTTAGCACAAAAAGAAGTATTAACTCCGATTGAGTACGAACACTATGTTAAACACTTATTTGATATTGGAGAACTAAGCAAAGAACTTTATATTGAATTGAGTTCTGATTTATGAGCAAAGCCCTAGCAATTGACTTCAGTACATCTAATACTGGTTATGCGTTTCGTAATCCTTTAACAAATGAGTATGTAGTCGGTTCAATCGCAGGTGGCAAAAGTAAAGACCCTTTGGAACGTGCAAAGATAATTGCTGACGGTATAACAGAAGTCATTGAGCATTATAACTTATTTGATTATTTTATTTATATTGAAGAGCCTATCATCACGTTCAAGTCTAAGGGAAACATCTCATTGATTAGAGCTAACGGTTCATTCTTAGGAGTCATGCGTAACCGTCATAACATTGGCTATGTTGATATACCTAATTCCAAATGGTGCGGTTATCATCTTATTAAAGGTAAAAGCGCAATGCGAAAAGTACAAAGCATTGAGATACTCAAGAGCTATAACATAGTACCTGATGATGATATCAATGATGACCAAGCTGACGCGTTCTGTATCTTACTCTATGTAGAAAGTCAGGAGAATAAATGATTGTAATTAATATTGCCTTGATTATTCTAGGCATTTTATATGGTGTAGGTTCAGTTACCAACTTTAAAGAGTGGTACTATCGCCACGACTATCTAGCTATTATACTAAGTATATTTACATCTATATTATTAGTAGTGGCTGGAGTATTAAACGTATTGAATTAAAAGAATAGGTGTACTGATTGACGGTACTTAAATGTTATAGAGTTGACAGCCAAGCATAGGGTGCAAGGTGACGGGAATGCCTTGGTTAAATGAGTACTAGAAACTAACAGCCCTTTGCATATTGCGAGCATAGTATAGTGGTAATGCTGCAGATTCCAAACCTGTAAACGTGGGTTCGATTCCTGCTGTTCGTGTTCTCCTTTATTTATTATATGTTAGTACGTCATAGAAGGCTGAAAGCATATAATAACACAGCATAGTATAATAGTATTACAGCTCTGCAAAGAGAAGATGAGGGTGCGACTCCCTTTGTTGTGTTAGTGGTGTAGCGTTCGATTCCCAATACTGCTATAAGATAATAGGAGAAGCGAATGATGCTACCTGACTGGTGTATAGGTTTAATAATAGGTACATTGATTAACTACGTTATAGCTTTGATTAAGGGGAACAAATGATTGATTTTGTAGGTTGGTTTGCTATTGGTGTAGTAGTTGGTATGGCTGTATCTTGTGTGTTCTGTATGTTTCTAGTATGGTTATTTACTAAGGATAGCAAATGATTATATTATTATTGTTTATTGTTATGTTGTTCATTAGTCCGTGCATAGCATTGCTGATATTATTGTTAGCTATTAACCCAGTGTTCGTATTGCTGTGGCTATTAGTATGGCTTGCTATTAAACTATGATAGATGTGTATATGTTTGTTGCTATGTGTTATATGGTTAGGTAGAAAGTTAGGGTAACATATTTGGAAGAAAGATATTTAGATGATAATTATGTTGTGAATGATAATGGTGAAGTATTCAGAGTTCTTGCGGATGGTTCAAGAAAGAAAAGAACACCAGAGTTGCATAATGGATATGAAAGAATAAAGATATATAATAAGACATATAGAGTACATCGTTTAGTTATGAAACTATTCAAAGGAGAAAGTGATTTGACTGTTGACCATATCAATGGTATTAAACACGACAATAGACTGTGTAACTTACAGTACGTGACAGCAGAAGAGAACGCTAGACTATATTGGGAAAGAAACAAGTTAGCAAAGCTTATAGATAATAAGAACAAACTTTTAATTAAATTAAATAAAATAAATAAAGAGATAAGTGAAGAAGTTTTAAAAAAATTAAAATTTTTCCATAGGTACCCGCCCCCAAAGTTGGTATGTTA